TATGAAAGATTAGAACCTGAACTTTGTACAAAATTAAGTGACTTTCTTGTACCTATTAGTGTACCATTCCCGTATACATTTATCTTCTGTATTGTAGTATTATCTATTACAGAAAGTGTGACAGGACCATTTGCACCACCATCTACTAAATTAATACCGTTACCGTTTGTAAGTACCCTCTCGTCTGAAAGTGTTCCAGTAGCAGCAATTACTACATATTGTGCATTAGACGGTGTAAAACTAGGTGCACCGAATATATTATTCCAATTTATTATACTACCTGTATTCGCAGCTAATGCAGCCTGTGTCCAATATCTACTGTCATGGTTATGTGAAAATGGTGCAGCAGTAAAACCTGTATTATTATTTGTTGTAATTGTTCTATTTTCCCAATTACTTGCTCCACTATTATAAATAAATATTTGATTATTAGAAGGTGCAACACTTACACTTGCATTAACATCTGAATGACTTCCTAGATTATGGGCACCTACTGCAATTGCTGTATTAACCCATCTTTTAAGTGACGAATTCCATGAAAGAAAATCTCCATTCGCTAATGATGTTAATAATACATCTGCAAGTTGACCCTTTGAACTAGGATAAGAAGCAGCATATCCAGAAAGAGATGTAGGTACTATAGTATGAGTATGTGCAGTATAAGCTGAATATAAAGCAGCTAAATCTACACCGTCAATTAATCCTGATACATCTAAGTTACCTGTAACTATAGCGTTTCCTGCAACACTTAATTTATAAGAAGGGTTAATTATTGTACTTGTACCTATTAATACGTCATCTGTATAGTAAATAGTAGTAGGGTCTATGCTATTCTCTTGCCATATACTTAAAGAGCCTGGTACAAGATTTAATGTAGCAGTATTTCCAACAAATGTAACTGTAAAATCACTACTTAATTCTATAATTCCTATACTATTAAAAATTCCACCCGAATCTTTAACAATCACTTCACCTACTTGTGCACTTGCACCGATAGGATCCCAATTTGAAAAATCAAATATACTATTTGGACCATGGTCTTTATTTGCTCTATACCATGTTAAATCATCTAGTCCTGCAGTACTACCCGTAGTACTATCAGAATAATAAACAATCATACCTTCAAGATAACGTCTATTAGGATTCCATGGATTAGCAACGTATTGGAAGTTTCTATCCACTTCTAAATGAGTTAACTCTCTAGCTTGTTCTGTTCTCAGTTTTATAAATTCCTCAAGGAATACCATCAATATATCGTATGTTTGTTAGTTTATTTATCGCAAAATTTAATCTATCTTCTTTAAGTATCTTGGTTCTAGGACACTTAATCTTAGACCAGAATCTATTCTCTCTTTTACAAGTGCAAAGAATATACTATATAAAAATATTGACTGTTCAACATATCCAATTTTCACATAACATAAATCTACATATAAATTTGCATAATACGCCTTATAAAGCCTAGTTAAGATTTTTTTATATGTAGAAATCAATCCTACAATTGCGTCCTTGTGTCTTTTTACATCAGCGTCTCTTTTTGAATTTCTTCTTAAATCTCTTTTTCTACCTTCAATTACTTGTAGAACATCGCTTACATTTAAGCAGTTATATTCAATATCATAATTAAATGATTCAGATACTGCTCTAAATCTTTCTATTGAAACGAACCTGCCTAGTTCACACAAACCATCTACTTTACTAGTATTAATTGGTTCAGACTCTTTTGCGACTATTAAACCGTCAACAACTATAGGTGTAAGTTGGGCTTTTCTTTTATCAGTAGTAAATGGGTTTCTACGTGCGGCAACTACTTTGCCATACGTTTTTTCATATAAAGATTTTATTTCATCTAGATTTGAAAATGTTACAAAGGAAAGATTACCCCCTTTATCAATGTAACTAACTCTAATATTAGTTACATTGAATTTGTGTTTTCTTAGTGATTCTATTAAGTCTATTGCTAGACGTGTAGATGCTGATTCGATTAACATTTAACACAGACATTCTTTTTTGTATATATTCAGGCCTGTGTAACAGTAGCAGCTATTATTGGAATGTTGCTATATAATCATCTATAGTGCCGTATTTGATACCGCATTTTTCAAATATTTCTAAATGTTCTGTCATTCTATATGTTTCAACCCAATAAACTTCTTTAAATCCTGCATTTACTAATCTGATTGTACATTCTCTACAAGGCGAAAGTGAAACAAATACAATATGATTTTCAGGGTCTCTTTCATGGAACTTAGCCACCATATTATCTTCAGCATGTAAGAATCCTGAACAACCTGGTACTAATGAAACCTCTTCGCCTCCTGTTTCTGGATTAATAGGTGCGCCGGGATAAGTACCGTTATATCCAAAGCTTGATATTCTAGAAAAGTTTTTCTTAAAGGCGATACATCCGACTTTTGTAGTTTGGCTTACTGAAAGGCTAGCTACTTGTAGAAGTATATTTTTAAACACTTCTATTTTTTCAATTTTTCTTTTTATTTCCATGTAAATTATACTAAAAAATTAATGAAAGGTACCAAAATTATCAGAAATTTCATCAACATATTCACCTGTTGCTATCCAAGCATTTAATTTTACTTTATCCCAGTCTTCATAATTTTGTGTACCATCTGTACCTAAACTTAAAATAGACATAGTTCTATGCCAACCTTCTATTAAATCATAACCTCTTGATGTTTTAAGTAGAATAACAGGTTCGTTTTTACCCGGTTCAGTGTTTGATGCGATTTCTCTCTGTGTCGAATTTCTTATTTCGTCAGAAGGTATTTCTTTAATTGAATTTGTACCCATACCTCTTGACTTCATCGACCTCTGTGTATTGGAATTAAAGTCTTTGATATTTACATCTATTACTTTTTTCTTCCACTTTAAGTCAATCCATTCCATAAAAGACATTTCTATTTCTTCATCGTCTTCTTTGTCCGCTATCATTTTTGCGAACTCCTCTTTGAAGAAACCGTCTTTTACAAAATACAATTCTCTAAAAACGTATTCAGGCGTTTTTTCAAAAAAAGGCCTCATTTGATTATATAGAGTTCTGTCGCTTGCTTCAAATATATTATGTGAGTTAATATCAAGTGTAACATTACTAGTAAGAAACGATTTTTTCCTCATTACTGTTTTCATAATCATATCAAACATGCCTGTCGATCTGTCATATGAAAGATGGAATGGCACATTTATATCACTTCGCATATCTTTTATTACAGCTTCTGCATCATCGCCTAGTTTAAGTATCTGTTTACCATGTTTAATATAAGTTCTTTTAAATATTCCTTCTATTTCTGCAGCAGTAATAGCCTTTTTATTTCTAGCGTCATTTAATCTTTCTAAAAAATGACGTGTAAATTCTACATCTATGCCTATTTTCTTAAAAAGACTATCTGCATAAACTTCTATTGAATCTAAATCAGACTTTGATATATTTTCATTTACAAAATCTTCTAGACCTCTAACTTTAAACATATGTAATAATTAATTTAATGCTAATTAGCAATTAGAATCAGGGTGCCACCCGTAGTCATCGTACTCGTCTTCCACTTTTACTAGCAGTTATATTTTTAATATATATATCTGCACTATCAGCATATCTTTTATCGTACCAGAACCTTCTATTTTTAGAATCAATTACTGATTCTTTTTTCTGATAACAGTTTAACCAGTCCCTAAAGCTTGTAGGTGCATCTGACTTCATATTTTCATTTATTCTTCCTTGTCCGAATCCTCTTGTGTAAGGATTATCCCAGTCCTTTAATTCGCCTCCTCCCATTACATAACTTTCTTGTATTACTTGCAAAGTTACATCAAATAATTCAGGGCAATCCTTTATTGCTTTATATGTAGGTTCAAAGGGATTAATTTTATCTTTTAGTCTGTATAAGATTTCAGCTCTTAAGTAATTACCTATACCGTTAAACCATTTCTGGTCCATTGTTACTTCAAGTATAGGTTTCTGGAATGTTTTATTTGATTTCTCTAATCCTTTTAATATATGTTGCCTGAATTTATCATGTTCAGTTAGAGGACAGGGGCCTCTTTTGTTAGACCAGTCTTCTACCACTTTCCATTTTGCGAAATGGCGCATATCAACTAATACAAGTGTTTTACCAGAAATAGAGTGGAATTTCATTTGCCCATGTTTTACATCTAGATTTCTATCGCAGAAAATCCAGTTCCCTGTCATACCCATTGAACATGATATCTTCATGAAAATATTACCGCCCTGTTTAATACTAAGCATAAGTTCTTTACCTCTGGACTCGGCTTCAATACTAAATATCTGTAAATCAGAGTCTTGTACTATACTCATTCCTCTTTTAACAGCATTAGGTGAAAATGAAATAGATGTGAAATCTTCATTTCTACAAACATCATTAATGTACTCTGACATTATTTTAACTTCTGCTAATTCTGGCATATCTTTTTATTGTAAAAATAAACAAAAAATCCTAAACTAAAAAGTCTAGGATTTCTTTTTCTGTAATACTTTTTGATATTCTTCTTCACATAAAGTAGTCCACCATCCGATGTCAGTTCTTAGTTCACCTGGTCGACCTGTTAATTCACATACTTTATAACTTTCATCTTCAGCTTTTCGTATTCTTTCATGTACTTCATTTGAAGCACCATTTATATAAAATCGTAAGCCTCCGAATTTTTCTTTTACTTGACAAATTTGTTTATCCCAACCTAATTCTATAAGATCTATTATTAAATCTTTAATAAGTTGATACCAACCTGAACCTACACTAAAATAACCACAATCTTTAATTGGGGGCCTGTCTGTGTACCACCCGTTTTCTAGACCTCCAATTTCTTCTAGAAAAGCATTCATTTCTTCTTTACTTAGCATCTTTTTTCTAAATTTGATTTAAGAGTTTTTAAACTACTTATAAAGTCTTGTATAATAAATGTTTTACTATTAGAAACTTCGACCTTTTTCTCCAATTCAATTAAGGCCCTTCTTTCTTCATTTAACTTATTAGTCCAATAAGTTATTTCTTCGTCTACCTTATTCATTTACAGTGACATTTAAAACAATCCACCGATTAAGAAGTTTAGCATCCATTGATGGTAAAAAGTCTGCATCGCCCATATCATCAACTGGTACTTCAAAATGAACTCTCATTTCTTCAAGGTCTGCATAATAATATACTACACTCTTTCTTATAAATTGAATATGTGCTTCAGGTTTTTGCTTATATAAAGCTTTTTTAATTTCGATTTCAGTCATTGTTTTTCTTTTTAAAAATATAAATATCGTCGAAGTCATTTTCTACTTCGAATTGTTTTTTTAATTCTACGATTTCAGCACTTGAGAGCTGGCAATTAACTCTATATGTTTCATTTTTACTTAAACCTTCTTTAATTAATTCAATTAAAGTTATAACTTTTGCCGGGTCTAGAGAACCTTTAATATTCATCAGTCATGTCTTATTTTGTATATCCTACCTGTCTGATTAGTTTCAATCTTATAGGCACTTAAAGTATTTATACCTGTCATTGCCTCTTTGTTCTTTGCATTGCTTCTTACCCAATTATCATCAGACCAGGACATTTCCCAACCGTGTTCTAGTAAGAAGTCTCGCATTTCTTCATATGAAGGTTTCTGATTCATTTTATTTCATCAATTAAATTGGCAATATCTTTATCTTCCCTGATTTCTATGAATCTTGGTAAGAAAAGACTTTCATTTCCATATTTGTCTGTAATACGTTCATTGTATCTGACAACAGCAATCTTTCCGATTAGTTCATTAGACTTGATTCTTTCGTTCATTTGGGATAAGTCAGAGTCTGTAAATCCTGAACCTACATTTACTTTAAGTTTACCACATTCACTTTCACAAATAAGTGAGCCTATGTAACCAGTTCTTTTACCTGTACCTTCTTCCCAGCCCGTAACTTTTAAATCACAATCTTGTATTTGCTTAAACTTAATCCAGCTTGTACAACGTTTAGTCTCATAAAAGTGCTCATTTTTACATATTACACCTTCACCTCCTCCTGCTACAACCTTGTCATATATTTCAATAACCTCGTCTTTACTCTTGACTGTATATGATACTCCTAATATTGTATGTTCACTTGTTTGATGATTGTTGAACATGTGTTCAAGTGTTTTCCTTCTATGTGAAAAAGGCGTTGTACCTTTTCCCGTTGATAATGTATTAACGTCTTCTATATCAAAGACATGGTATACAAAATCTTTGTCAATATTAGAAGGTGCAGTCCCTTTTAGGATTTTATTAAATTTACCTGAAACTGTTTTTCTATCAAAGTCTGTTAACTCACCGTCAAAGAATATGTTTCTATTCAAATCACCTTCTAACAAGGCTTCTAAATCTTTTTTAATTCTACTTAAACGCGTAGAATCAATTTCATTGAAATTTCTACTATAGAATTTAATATCACCGTCTTTTACGATTGCTGCAACTCTTACACCATCATACTTTACTTCACAATGGATTTCATTCCATTTTTCTATTACACCTTCTTCTTCTTTTGCCAACATAAGAGAAGGATTTGGTATTAATTCGTATCCTGCAGCTTTATTAATAGTCTTTTCTTTTATTCCAATGACAAGATTTTTTGTAATAATATCCAAAAGAATTTGTCTTGAATTTTCATCAAGGTCAACACTTCCTACAAATCTACCCATAATCATTCGTAAATCATTGTTTGCAGACTTTCCATTTACAAGCGGTTCAAGTAATTCTTTTAATTGAGTTACGGTAGGCTCAATTTTGTTACCTGTTTTAATTACATCAAGTTTATTTAACTTGGTAGTTACAAATGGATTGAAAGCAACATCAAGAAGATATTTCATATCTTCCGTTAAATTTTCTGATAATAAATCAATTTGTTGCTGTGCAGAACCTTTACCGCTTATCTGTGAAATCTCATATAGTGTTTCTAATTCTCTTTTCATATAATTATTATTTAGTGTAAAATTAACTATTATTCCTCAAAGAAAAAAGTTTAAAACAAAATATTTGTATTTTTAGGTAAGATATTTCCTAAAAAAGACATTCTATGATATTCTGTTACACCATGTTCTGTAATTGCAATTCTATGTTTTTTAGAACCATATCCTTTATTATTAGCCCAATCATATACAGGTGATTTATTAGAAATATACTTCATATATTCATCTCTTGTGACTTTTGCTAAAATAGATGCTGCGGCAATAGAATAATATGTAGCATCACCTTTAATTACACATTTATGAGGAGTCCCTCTATATCCATTGAATTTATCACCATCTACTAATACATGTTCTACTTTTATATTAGAATTGGTTTCCATTTTATTTAATGCACCATGCATCGCCTCATATGTAGCTTGTAATATATTAATTTCGTCAACTCTTTTTGCGTTAACCGAATATACAGCCCAATATAAAGCATGTTCTCTAATTATTTTAACAGCTTCAATTCTCTTTTTTTCAGAAAGTTGTTTAGAGTCTTTTACAATTTCAAAGTCGAAATCATTAGGTAAAACTACTGCTGCTGCAACTACAGGACCGGCTAGACATCCTCTGCCTACTTCATCTACTCCTGCTTCTATTATGTCTGGTTTATCGAATGCTTTAAGTTTATCCATGTGTACCATCTGTTATTGAGATTCCATGTTTTAAACCATTTGTGAAGTCTTCTAACTCAAATCCCATTTTATTTTTATTGAAGTATTTTGCGATGACAATTCCAATTTCATTTCCTATATCAGATAAATCACCTTTACTGTAAGGCACTTCTGAAAGAGTTGATGCCAATTCATCAGTAATATGTCTTATTGATTCCATTAAATTCTTTTAATTAGAGATAAAACCATTTGGCACTTTTCATATTCCTCTAGGTCTTCATATACTCTAGAAGCACTATACAGAAAATCCTGCCAATCCTTTTTTTCTATACTAATTTCCGTAGACTGGCCAAACATATAGCTTAATTCTCCTATAAAAGCAATATCGTCTTCAGTATTAATTGAAATCTCAATTGATTTTAATACGTTATTTATAAATAATGTATCTGCGCTTACTATTTCTAATTGATAAATATTACCAGTCGAAATATCTTTACATCTAACCTTAACCATAATTATTAGTATTTAGTTCTTAATAATTCAATTACATCCCATGCATCTTCAAGTGCAACATGTGTCACATTTTCTGGAAGACCAGCTCTTCTTTTGCACTCAGACATATTAGGTAAATCTTTGTCTGTATTAAAATTAACAAAAAAACAAACAGGGTCTAGGATTCTCTGTTTTATTATGACTCTATTATCCCATCCTGGTAATTTTCTAAGAAAATTCAAATCAAATGTACCGAAGTTTTTACCTGCTGCAGTAATAGGACCATTTATCCCATTTTCAGATAGCCATTTCATAAAATGTTGTGCAGCATCTTCTGCTTTTATTATTTTATGTTCAGCTCTATAATTTAATGCCTCTTTTTTATCTCTAGGTATTTCACCTAATATTTCAAATATTCTATGATTCATTGAAATAGCTTTGGCACTTCCCCAATATTTATCATATTCTAATAATACACTAAATTTAGGTATATCATCAAATGATAATTTCTTAGAAGTATCTTCAATTATTGCACCTATTTCTAATACAAGGTCTTCACCTGGATTTAATCCTGTTGTTTCAATATCAATGCTTACATATATCATTTTGCGTCCTGTTTTACCCAAGCTCTTGCACCCGGATTATTCTTTAATAATTTATTAATAAATTTTTCTGGATATTTTACTTTGTCATATTCCAATAATTTACCATTTATTTCTGCACATACTGTAACACCACCAGGTGTATGTGATAAAATATTAGTTCTATATTCGTCTTCAACTTTCATTATAATCTCTTTTTAAATTTATATAATTTTTTTCTTATTTTACCGACTTGGTACCACATTGTATCATGTCTCATTCCTAACATTTCGGCAGTCTCTTTTTGGGTTAATCCGTTTATGAAGTGTTCTTGAAATATTCTAGCTTCTAAGGGTCCTAGTGTTTCAATCATATCTTTAATAAGTTTTCTATATGAACTTCTTTCAATTTCATTTAAAACTTCACTTTCTTCTATAATTGAGAATTCTATTCTGTCACCATCACGGGTTATGATTCCCATATCCTCAAATGATTTAGCTTTAACCGGCTTATTCTTAACTCGACCATGATATTCTATCATGTAGTTACGCATACAGTTTGTAATCCATGTACTAAACAGTGATTTTGTTGGGTCATACTTATCTAGAGATGAAACCATTCGGCCTAAGAATTCCATAGCCATATCTTCAATTTCATCCTCTTTATAATTAAACCATCTTGTTGCATTTACAAAGAATATATTTTTATATTTATGAAAAAGAGGTGTAAACGCAGAAGAATCTCCATCTAGATATTTCTTGACTAATTGCTTATCTTCTTCATTAGACGTATATACTTTTTTAGATTTACCCATAATATAATATTTAGTACTGTTATGTTTATACAGTAAAATTATAATAATGTTTCTTCATCTACTACCATATAGTATAATTCCTCCATCGGGCGAGTTACAGCAACATAATGAATGTTTTTTGATTCTCTGTCATTGTAGTCTTCGGGGTCAAATGAAAGCCTTTTTAGCTCTTTATCATCTAATTCAAGTTCATTTTTTTCTATAATCTCAGGTGATATCGAATTAACTATTACGCATACAGGATATTCTCTTCCTTTGCTTTTATGAATTGATGTTACAAATGACCTGCTTTCTTTATTCTCTCTTATAAAGTTTACCATTTCTTCTGCTGTACCTGGAAATTTAGGTAAAATTTTCTTTAATCTGTTCTTCAATTTAACAGGTAAAGCATCTCTGTTTTGGATTATTTCTAATTCATCTTCTTCTAGAATATTAAAATATTTCATTTTAACTTTCTTTCCTAGAAGCCAAGTTTTTAGAGCTTTAATCACAGAATTCGTTCTTGCTAATAATACAACATCTTTTTTCTTCATTAGTGCCAATAACTCCTTTTCTGTAAGTAGCTTGTCATGTATTTTACCAGAAGCCTCTTTATGAGGAGTAGCAGCAAGGTCAGAATACATATTCGAATTTTCTACTATCTTTTTTGCAGACCTAAAATTAATAGAAAGAGTATATTCTTTTACAGTCTTCTTTTCTTTTAATAGATTTTCAATCATATAACAGTCTGAACCTTGAAAACCGTAAATACTTTGATTTCTATCACCAATTAAATGATATGTTTGACCTCTTAATGCAAGAAGTATTTTCATTTGAAGAGCAGACGTATCTTGATACTCGTCAACAAAAATATATTGATACTTATATTCCCAATTATTTTCCCAAGACTTGAATGTAGTCATATGAAGCGTGTCTGTCAACATATCAGCAAAGTCTCTTGTTCTTGTTTCAATCAAAAATCTTTGATATTGTTTAAAAAATGGTGGCAACTTATCTTTTACACCTGACGCACTAATGAGTTTATATTTAGAAATATCGCTCATTATTTTATTTAAGTCGTCTTCTAATTGACGACATGCTCTATCATAAAAGATTTTTTGTTCTACAGGGTCCTTTTTCTTAGGTTGATATTTTTTCTTATACCAATTTGGAAACATTGCAGTCTCGACAAGAGGTTTAAACTTCTTGCTTTTAGCTAACACTCTTGCACAAAAAGAATGTATTGTCGTAATTTCTACCTTATCATTATTGATTCTTTTTCTTAACTCATCGACAGCGTCATTTGTAAAACTGAAGTAAATAATTTTTTCAGGTTTAACGCCTTGGTTAAGTAACCATATAAGTCGCCCTGTTGCAGATGCGGTTTTACCAGAACCTGCAGTAGCTGAAAGTATTACAGATTCTGGCCCACTATGTTTAATAAAAGCTAATTGTTCTTTTGTAAATTTTGGTTTACTCGACATATAAATATTGATTATCGATACTTATACAGATAAAATACTGAAATGTTTATTACATTTCACCTTTTTCATCCTTCCATTTTTCGTATTTCTTAACAATATCTCTAAGTATTTTGGCACGTACTATATCGTCTTCATCAAATATATGTTTACCAACGCCTTTTACGTCTTCTATCAGTCTTATAAATTCAGGTAATGCTACTCTGTTTTTAGCAATATCGTACTGACTAACGTCACCTGTGATTACAATTTTACTGTTCTGACCCATTCTTGTTATAAATAACATAAGTTGTCTAAAATCACAGTTCTGTGCTTCATCTAATATCATTATTGAATTATCGAATGTTGCCCCTCTCATATAAGCAAGTGGTCTAAATTCAATTACGTTTGCTGAAAGTAAAAATGAAAATGCTTGACCGTCAATCATTTTAGAGGCATTATTAATAAAACTTTCCATAAAAGGGTCTATCTTTTCAGATATGTCACCCGGTAAAAAACCCAATTTTTCACCTGATTCTTGTATTGGCTTAGTTAGAATTATCTTTTCTATTTTATTCTCAGCATATAGCTTAAGTGCAGTATATACTGCAGTGAACGTCTTAGAAGAACCTGCTGGCCCATAACATAATGTTATATCATTTTCTTCAATTGTTCTTTGATAACTACCTTGTGATTGTCTTAAAACAACATGTTTTAAGTCTTCCGGCTTTAAATGAGTAGTTTGTTTTCTAGTACTTTTAGGTTTAGACATTCATTTTATATTTATTTAGTTACCTCTTTCGATTATAATATTCTTTAAATCGAGCAAGCTTTTACATTTTTCAAATTCTTCAGTATTTTCAAAATACTTAATTAAAGTGTCAATATATTGACTTCTTTCACCTGTACCCCCCTTTAGTTCAACAACTTCGTCGCCGTCTGTAAATACGATAAATTCTTCTAGGGTTTTTTCTATGTCAAATATGAGAGATTCATATGAAAGTCTCATGACATAGTCAAGGTCACTTGGATTATTTTCTATTTCCATATTAAAGATAATAATTTTAACGGAGTCGACCATCATAGTTTATATATTTTAAAATATAAAATATAATATCGGAATCATTATTACCTTATTCTTTACTTCCTTTGTTTTTATGTCTTTCATATGCTTGGACAAGCATATCATATACTGTTGTATTTTTGTTACCGGTATTTTCTTCAGGATTAATTCTTAATTTACCTTGTTCGTTTGAATCCTTTTTTCCGAAAAGTCTAATATTCGAAAGAGAATTTACAAGCGCAATTAGCAATATACCATGTAATAATGTAAAAAATGTAACTATTAAAAAATTCGGAAAACTTTTTGCCGAAAATTCATAAATGTAAGTAAGATACTCTAGCATACTTATCTTTTTTCTCTTTGTGTTTTAATCATTTGATGGAAAGCTGCCTTTTTTATTTCCTCTCTCTTTTTAACTGACTTCTTTTTAAACTCTTTTCTATCTCTAAGAATTTCGTTTTGCTTTGTTTCTTTTACTTTTTTCTTCAATGTTTTTAGTGCTCTGTCTATACTCACAGAATCTTTAACTTGTACTTTAAGCATATTATATTTTCTTTTTTATTTCAACCAGTTTTTGACATTTTTCAAATTCACCTTTTTCTTCAAAGAAACGTATAAGCGTATCAATATTAAGAAGTGATGAATTAATTAGATGTGAAGACTCTTTAATAGTATTTATACCGTATACCATATAAAGTTCATATACAAAATCCATTAACACTTCGTTGTTTGTATTAATAGTATCTATAAAATCTTTAAACCCAGGGTCTGCAGTATATTTAGCTATAAATTCTTTCATAATCTATGATATTTATATATTGATTATTTTGAAGATTTGATTTTAGCCAACTCTTCGTATAAAGACCTCTCCTTTTCTGTTAACTCTTCAGGTATTTTAATATTTACTTTTACGTATAAATCACCTTTCATTTCCTCATTTTTATATACAGGCATGCCTTTGCCTCTTACTCTAAATGTCGAATTTTGTTGAGTAAATTCAGGTATCTTTATTTCAATTGCACCGTCATATGTCGGTATCTTTAAACTTCCGCCTAATACTGCAACTATACTGTCTATTTCTGCAACATATATTAAACTATCACCTTCTCTTTGATATGTTTTATTTGGTAATATTTTTATAGTAACAATCATATCACCGTTAGGTGCCTGTGTATTAAGAGGATGGGGTCTACCTTTTCCACTTATTCTTAAACGTTGACCGTCCTGGATTCCTTTTCCTATACTTATTCTAAATGGTGAACCTGACAAGTTAATTTCTCTTGACATTCCATAATATGCATCTTCAAGTGTAATAGTTAGTTCGACATGCATGTCTGGTCCCTTGATATTAGAACCCCATTGATGACCAAACATTTGCTCAAAATTCTTCTCAAAGCCAGTACCCTTAAGGTCTTCTAAGATATCATCCATTGACATTCCTCCCCAGCTTTCACTAGAGAAATTACTGTATGTATGATTTCTCATTGTAGAAGTCCTATCATATTTTCTTCTCTTGTCTTCGTCACTCAAGACTTCATATGCTTCAGCTACTTTCTTAAACATATCTTCAGCACTTGTGTCACCTTGATTTTTATCAGGGTGATATTTTAGCGCTAGTTTCCTATATGCTTTCTTTATATCCTCTTGGCTGGAATCTTTATTAATTCCTAATATGTCATAATAATTTTCTTTCACACTTTTCTGAAAAACATTTTATAATCTTCATTCATATAACCCTTTATTACAGAAGGCATATCTTTTGCTATATACCATCCACCAGATGTACTGAAAACTTCTTTATTATTTGTTGAAATTGTTTGCGAACCGTGATTCATAAACCATGAATCTTTGTCTTCCCACCAAAAATGTAAAAGTGATTTACCATTGGGTTTTTTCATGTAACCCGGTTTAAGATGCGTTATCTTATCTAGAAATTCTTCTATTGTGCCTTTAAATTCTTCTAAATTTTCTCTTTTAACAAAGTTATATCCTTCGTTTAAATCTTTAGAATCTTTATTTCTGAATTTTTTATTACCGGCCATTATTTATTTTTTAGAAGAATCTTCAGTTACATAATCTACTTTATATTTCTTTTTTTCAATTAAAAGTTCCTTTTTCTTAAGCTCATTTGAAGTTTTAAGCTCTTGTGCAATATCTTTTAGAACTTTAATTAATTCAAGAACATCTCTTTTATCCATTTCCATTTTATTGATTATATGAAATATATTTAGAATTGTTTATTTCTTTGACAATTTTTTCACCTGATGCCATACTATAAACTATTTTACTAGGCTTAACAATATGTTCAGTACCTTTAAATTGTTCTATGTATTTTTTAGCTTTACCTGGTTTTAAATATGCAACAGTAGAATGAGCATGATAATCTGGGAAATCAGTGGTATGAGGAAGTTCAGTTAAAGCTTTGTCCGCTTGTTTTAAATAAGAACCACCTCTTGTAGGATAAACAACGTTAAATTTAAGAACATCATATTTTTGATTTTCAAAGGCAGAAATATTAGTTAATAACAGGTCGTCGTATCTATATGGCTTTATTTTTTCAAGAACATCTTCTATTGTAACTTCCTTATGTAAACCATATAGAAGAGTTACATGCGGTTCATCTTCAAACCCATAACTTCTGTCGTTTTCCTCAGTATATAAATCATCTTGGGTAATATCACTTTGTATACCCTTTAAACTAGGAAATTCAAAATAAAGCATTACACATCCGTAATCGTATGAATCGCCCTTCTTTTCGTTTATTTTCTTATAAAGAAATGAATATTCTTCTGAATACTCTTCAAATGTTTTAATGTATTTCATTCTTTAATAATTATTGCTTTGGTTGTAGGTACTAAACCGTAATCTGTTTCATAAAGTTTATATAGAGTGTAACCTTTTGCACAACCGCATGCACTTCTTCTTTCGACTATGGAATAATATTCATATATTTCACCTGTAGAAAATATTTTACCCTTAGGTGACCTTGACCTAGAAGTAATTTGTATTTTACCCTTTGGTTTTCTTGCTATCGGCATCTTCTTTTTTAATTAGTTTACCGTTCTTAATTTCAAAAAGAGAAGGGTCTATCATATTATATGACGCCCTTTTAGGATTATTTTTTCTAGAGTTATTTTTACTCATATTATAAATTAGGATTATCTATGTTTGAATATCTATCTTCTTCTTCCTGTCTTTTGATTTTTTCTCTTCCTTCTATCTGTCTTCTTAATGTAAGAATGTCATCATACATTCTTTGAATAATTTTCAGCTGAGAGTCTTCTAACTGCTCACCATCTTCAATGAAAAGCGTAAGCTCATCAGAAAAATTAGAAATATGTTGCAATTTATCTTTTGCAGACCAGTCTTCCTGTCTAAATGAAGTTGTCGGCGGGTCTGCAGGCTCATCATATGCCTCAGCTTCCGATATAACACTTTTATTTAGTCTTTCATCGTCTATGAAATCCTCGAATGTTTTAACGTATTTCATTTTCAATTTTAATTCTTTTAAGTATCTCAGTATTCTTTTCTATTCTTCTGAGATTTTTTAAGAGATTTACTCTATTTCTTTTAGGTTTACCTTCTTTTCTAGCTTTAGCCACCTCTTATTATTTTTTTTCTTCTTTTTCGCCTTCTTCGCCTTCTTCTCTTAAACCTTTTCTTAAAAGTTTAGCATTGGCAGCATGTAATTCAGCTTCTGCTCTGAATTTTTTGTATTGAAGCAAAACAGTATCAGCCTCATCTTCATTTTCTTTCTTAGTCGAAAGTTCATCATATTTAGACTTAGCTTCTTGCGCTTTCTGTTTAGCTTCTTTTGCTTTTTCCATTAAGTCTTTTATTTTCTGATTGTCATCAGCTTCTTTCTCTGCTTCATTTATATGAGCAGATTTTCTGAAGTCAGAAAAACTTTCCATGTATTGTTTATTCATTTCTCTGTATTTTGTTTAGAACGTTTTGAAAATAATATATGCAATATAAAAAATAGGCCCGATATACAATAGAACACACTTGTTGTAGGCCAATACGGATTTTTGAAGTGAAGTTTCATATAATCGTATAGAATTGCGAATGCCGCGTCGTAACCCAACGGTAGAAAGAACGTTCCTAGAACTAAGAATACGTTCGGAAGGCTCGGTCTTCGATTCTGGATTTTTCTTACTATTCTTTTCACTACTACTATCTGATTCCATATTATTTTATTTGATTAATCCTCTTCGCCTTGTTTCCATATTATGTTTAACTAGACTACTTTTACCATTAACAAAATCCTGATAAGGGAGTGAACTATCGTCTTCACTTCTTTCTTTAGGATATTTATATTCTACTTCACCGTGAGGATTAAACGGTACGCCCATTTTTCTTTCCCAGAAATCTTTGAACTGAAGTATACTACCTCTGAAGTATCTTATATCTTCTAAATCGGGGTCGATAATTTCTGCCTCCTTTATAATTTCAGATTCAATAAGATATTCTTCAAATGTCTTTATATATTTCACTTATAGCCATTATTTTATAGGCTATATATCATTAGACATAATCAGATGTCCTAAACTTTATTACTCCGAATTTATTTAATGTTTTCATAAGCTCAGCACATTTCTCATATTCTTCTTTCTTTTCAAAATAAGAGACCATTTGTTTTACCATTCTTATTCTTTTAGTAATAGTAAAACCTGTTTCGCCTTCAAATGTGAAAAATGCTTTTCCTAGTCTTTTTATTCTAGAAAAAGCATCGTTCATTGTATTTTCAGTAATATCTTCTTTAAAAAGAATTTCAGATTCTAATTGAGTTGTTTTCATAATATTAAGTTTTAATCCCTTTATGTATGAATTATAACCTCTAAAAAAACAAATGTTTCAATTTTAATTTTTTTCATTCAATATTCTTTCTTCCAGAATATCAGCCGCCTCTTTTAACATGTCTTTATTAATTAAATCAACTATTTCTGAAGCAAAACCCATTTCTACTATTAAAGCATCTGCACTCATATAGTCACACACATCTTCGATATCATGCTTTCTTTTATAAATATCTAAAATATTGTGTTCAGTAATCCATCTTTTATGAAAACCCATAATTATAAAATTTTATATTCCCTTGTATCAAATTCGTTTCCATTCTTTTTCGTTTTTATTATTAATACGATAAGTAATAGTTTTAATGTGAAGACCTGTCTTTCTAGCAGCTTCAGCTATTGACTGATATTCAACTCCATTGATAGATATGGGCTTACCTTTACACCACATCCCATTTTTCTCGTTTGATCGTTTTCCTTTACATGCTTCTGATATTTTTGCCTTATGTTCAGAAGAAAGTTTAGACCCTTTATTCACCATCTTAGCTCTACCGTTCTTATACGATTCCTTAAGGCTTTTTGATATTTTTACTTTCTGCTCCTCTTCCATTATTATTCCTTTTCTATTACTAATTCTTCCCTTTCTTCCTAGTTTTTTAATTATTTTATCTCTATTAGGATTCTGTGATATAGTATCTCCTCCGTTACCATTATTACTCATATTATATGACATCCTATTATTTCTCATATCATATAATCTTAAGAATCTTTCTTCAAATTCAAATGCTTCAAATCTAGATTCAAAAAATTTCAATTTTTCGAATTTGAAATTATTTTTCCCGTATTTTTTATATGATAGTTTTAATAATAAATTAGAGCCACCATATTTAATTAAATCTTCCTGTATTGTCGACCCATAATAATATTTACCATTAATCAAGTTTGTTATTTTATAAAAGTAAGGTATCATACGCATTATTATATATCTTTATCTATTCAAGTGTTAGTATAAGTTTATAAACTCATTAACATATCTAATAGTTCTGGCTGCGGAAACATATCTACTTTGTCTTTTCTTGTATTTGTGTGAGTTAAAAGGCCTTTGACTCTTCCGTAATACGCATCTGTATTAAATTCAAAAGCAGATGCTCCTTTTTCGTGTACCCACTTTGGTAGACCTTTTCTAACATCGATATCATCTCTGTTTGCTATAAAAAGAATCCAATCTTTTAGCACTTCGATTTGCTTATCAGAATATCTATGCCATGTTATATGACCTCTGAATGCTTTAGGTAAAGTAACAATTTGTGATGAATCGACAGGTGTTTTTGCATAAGTTTTACCATTAACAACATAACCAAAATTACATACTTCGATACCAACTGAATGTGAGTGCATGTACTGTGAACCATTGTCACCTAAATGCCAAGCATATGAACCTGTTGGCATACACTGTATTAATTTACCATCGTATTTTTTATCACCTTTTGATGCAGATTGACCTCCTAATACGAATTCAGTTGCAATTTTACCTCTTGTATCTCTACCCCACATATCAACGACTTGATAAGGATTGTGACCACCTGCAGTGTGATGTAAAAATAAATATTCTTTATTAGTAGGACCTACTAAATATTCACTTTTAGGTAAAAGATATTGTTCAAATATTAATTTACCGTTGTCTGTAACATTTTCAGAGTTATCAGTAGTAACAAGTTTATCTAAACCCATTGTAACCCAAGTTTTAGGTCCAACTATACCATCATCTAATAAACCCTTAGATTTTTGCCAAGCCTTGACTGCAGCTGCTGTTTTAGGTCCAAAGCTACCATCATCTTTTAGCTTTAAAAACCTCTGGAGTATTTTAACATTTTCTCCTGTACTTCCTATTTTAAGTAACATAATAAAAGTTTTTTATTTATTTATTGAATCTTTTATATGCACTGTTACTTATTTCTATTACTTCAGTGTTACCGATAAACTCATTTAAAGACCTAGAATCAGAATAACTCATTGCACTTTTGAGATAATCAGCGAAGTTTTTAGCCCAGCCTTGTAGTGTATATTCTACCTTATTTTTTCTTACCACGCCTTCTGATGTTTTAAGTACTTTATTACCCCAATTCTTTTGTACTTCCTTTGTACTCATACCTCTGAAGCTTTTTGTTAGCTTATATTTTTTATTTAAAAGCCAATATGCTAACTTTGAGTTTCTAGGTATTTTAATTCCCATAAATTTTGTATCTCCGGCGCTTTCTAGGCACTTATTTAGCATACTTCCTACCATTACATAGTCAGCACCTAGTGCTAGTGCTTTAATTATATCACTATATATTTTCATTCCACCATCTGCAACTATTTTAGCAGGATTGTCTAGTACAAGTGATGCATAATAACACTCTTGTACAAGAGATGCCATAGGATATCCTACACCTGTTTGTTGAGTTGTTAAGCAGCCATTTCCGTTTCCAATTCCAACTCTAATATAATCTGCGCCTGCATCAGAAAGTCTTTTATATGTTTCATGATTTGCAACATTACCAACCATTAATGTAAATTTACTACCATATTTTTTTCTGAAATCTTTAACAGTTTTTTCAAGTTTAAACATATGACCATTAGCCATGTCTATTAATAAATATCTTTCGTGCCCAGATATTTCTTTGGGATTAATATCATTTTTGATATATTTTTCTATAAATTCATCCAGACCGTAAGAGACGAAGCACATTATATTCTTAACTGTTTTTGGATTAATATTAGAACCCCTAGGTGCACATATATTAATATTATTTTTCGCAAATTCTATTGCACTTTTACTATCAACTACAGTGTCCATTGGTGCTGCAATGATAGGAAGAGCCATAAATCTATCCTTTATTGGATATTCATATGTTATTTCACTTCTACTTTCGATCGTAGAATTGACTGCAGGTACAATAAGAATATCATTAAAGTCTATTTTTTGATTTTTCATTTTAATTTATTTTTTTATATGCCCTTACATAAAATATTTCAAAATAGTTAGGGAATTCTATTTCTTCTAAATAATTAGGGTCAATTGAATTATTTAATATAATATGCATAGGATGTTTAAAGCTATCAGGTGTTTTAGAAACTCTGACAAGTTGGCCTTGAAAATAAAATTTAATCCATTTCTCATCCCATTCACATCCATATACATAAGGTCTTTTTGAAAGGTTAAACGTCCTATGTTTGATTGCATTCATTTTGTGTTTACCCTTTTTATTTATCTGATGTATATTACTTTCAAATGAACTAAACCCGTTTTTCTTACTTGTATAAATTTCGAATACATCTATTTCAGGAGGCCATGCTTCAGTAGATGCCAACCAAAAAGCAGGCCACATACCTTTGCTATTAGGTATAATTGCTTTTATTTCAAAATAACCATGCTTCTGTGATAATCCTATTGAACTGTCTATCTGACCTACTTGATAAGGTATTGTCCAATATTGATTTTCATATTTAACACTGATAGGTTTTTCTATTGCCTTTAATTTAATAGAATGCCCTGTAAACTCTAGACAATCTTCTGAATAATATTCTCTAGGCGGAAGATAATCATTTATAATTGGGCCCGGATGAAACCTTAAACCGTAATATGCATCACTCCTCCATTTTTTATAATTAAGTGATTCTTCGTTAAATTCATCTGAAAATAATAGACGCCACCCTTTTATTGAATTAGTTTTACGGTGAAAATAATATAATTCTTTTCTTTTGAATTTAAGCTTAAACCTCAGTTGAGCCTTCAGATAAAGGTTCCAGAAAAAGCATATTATATCGTACTTTAGCCTTTCAATATATTCAAACATTTTATAATATGTCTACTAGATTATCTTCAATTTTTTCTTCTTCTTTAAAGAATATTTCTGGTTTCCAATACATGTCCTGTCCTACTATTAATAAACCATCATCAGGTGCTGGTCCAGAAAGACCTGTTTCTTCAATAATATGTGTTAGATTATTCTTACTTTTCTTCGGCATAACATTTTAATTAGTATATTTGTTATACAGAAATATGATATGTTGTTTATATAAGTATTAGATTATTCTTCGTCTAATACAATTTTCTCATGTGAGTTTGGCAATACACTGAAACCGTATTTTTTACCTAGTACAATCAAAAGTGGGGTAATAGGTACAGGTATAGGTATACTTGAAATTGCAACTAAAGGTATAACTCTAATTAAGTCAACAGATTGTGCTTTAAAGAACATTCTTTCTTTATCCGAAACATCTTCGCCTTTAATCATTTTTCTAAGAATGTTTACGGCTTGTGCTGTTTCTTTACCTTCTCTTTTTGCACCTTGTATTACAGACTTAGTAAAATCCGTACCCTTCTTGTATAGATTTCTTGCTATTTCACCTAACTTAGATTCATCAATATGGTCTACGTTTACTTGTTTGCTTTCTAGAAACTGAGCGTATGTTTTAACGTATTTCACTTTATAATTTTAATTTTTAAATTACCTGTACCCTTTATTATTCTATGGTATCTACCTTTTTCTATGTATATATTCTCATTCATAGTAAAAGGGAGTTCGTCATCAAATTGGAATTTCCAGTCAGTTGATTCTAATGGTATTACGATTCTATCTTCTTCATCATAATGCCACTTTAATAAATAGTCAGGTGTATCATTATGAAATTTTCTAATAACATAATCGTCCTTTAGTTCTTCTTCATATGATATACCTTCTTCAAATGAATCGTAGAAAGCCTCTATTTCATCACATTCTTTACAACACATTATTCTTTACCTTTATATTCTTTCCATAAATCTTCGTCAGCATCTCTTGCTCCACCTTCTCCGGTAATAAATGAATTTACTCTGCCCATTGCCCATGCAGCTTGTGGTACACCTGGTTTATGACCTGTTCTCCATGCGGCCATTCCTCTATCATGTACCTGTTTTAATATTTTATAAGGTATACCAGTTTCTTCCTCTTTGTTTTTTAATGCTGTTTCAATTCTATCGTCTTCTAATAATAAAGACTCATTCTTTTTACCGTATTTTTTATGATATGCTATTGTTGCAGGACTCTTTTTGGTATCATGTGGTTCACCTGAAGTGTCACCACCTTTATAGTCAGCAGGCCATTTTACATATGCAGATGGGTCATCTTCGTCTTTCTTTGCATGTTTGTCGATTTCCTTCTTCATTAATTCACGGTCTTTAGCCGTAGGACCTGTAAGATACTCACCTTTAACGTCTTTGCTTTTAGGCGTTTCACTTTCTTTTCCTCTTCCCTCGTCTTCTATTTTCTTTTCATTGACGAATTGTTCAAATGTCTTTACGTATTTCATATTTTCATTTTTATATTCAGGTGATTTGACTTTCTTACCTTTATCTGGTCCACCTTGCCTAGGAATCATACCTTGTGCAATTAGACTTGACTCTACACCAAACGGTATATTTTCGCCTTTTTTAAATTCGTCTTTATATTTCAAAAGAGTTTTAAGCTTATATGGAGAGTTCTTTTCATTCATATTACCAAGGTTTATCACAGTCTAACCCAAGTTCTTTCCAGAACCTGTGTACATTACATGCCCACCATCCTGCAGTGTCCATGTCTTTTTTCTCTGAACATTGATGACGTGCAAGAAATGATTTACGTGCACCTTCGTCACAATTCTTTATAGATAGTTTCGGGTCACCCCATTTAATTTCAAATGCAACTATAGTACCATCACCAGTTTTCTTTCCTGAATCTCTATAGACGTGGAATTTCTTTTTATCTCCCTTTGGTAACCTCTTTGGGCTATCAAGCACAACTTCTTTATCTCTTTCACCTCTTTTTTTAAAAATAGCTTTTTCACCAGTTTTTAATTTCTCAACGATAAATTTGTCATTTTCAGATAAGTTAATTTTACCTGAATACCATAATTTTCTTACTTCACATACAAAATCAGCATAAGAAGGACTGCCTATTCTGAATACAGATTCTGTAATAGTTAAACCATTATTAATATGGTATTGTACAGCCTCACTTATCTCATTATATGTCTTAATATTATATAACTTCATTATATTACGGTGTTTTTAAATCTTGTAGGAACTATTTTTGCAGGCTTTCCTTTTCCTGTCCAACCTATATTGAATTCGAACTTAACTTTAGATACTTTATTTATACCATCTGTTTTGTCAACGTCTACTTTCTTTGTCTTATCGTTATAAGACCAAACCTCGTTTGTAAATAACTGCGTGTCCATTTGTCTATTATAAACTACTTCAAATACTGCACCCATATTATAATAAGCATCTAACTTCTTTCTTAAATCTGGTTTTGCAAGTTTAGGATTAGCTTTTTTAATTTTATCAACAGCTGACTCAATAGCTTTTTTCTTTTTCTCACCAAAAATTCTACTATTGATTGCTACACCGTATTTTTGAGCTAATTCTTTTATATCAGCATTTACATCTTCATTATCTTCACTGAATATCTTTTTATATAAACCGTCTTTATTTGTAAGTTTATCTAAATCTTTTTTAATATCATCTGCAGATACTAAGACGTTGCCTTTCTTGTCTTTATAATCTTTATATGTTGTTAGTCCAACTTTACCATGTGATGCTGAAGCACCACCTGCATCTTTTTTAATTGACCTATTTTCAATACCTAAAGTAATAGCTTTGATTTTATCGGCCATTTCTTCTGGTGAATCTTTTTCAGGGTCAATGCTCGAAGAAGATACAGATATTACATCTCCCAACGGAAAGTTAGGTGAAGCAGGTAAATATGCAGCATTACCTCTATTTAACTCTCTCATATATGATATAGTTTCTACCATGTCTGCAGAACCTGTTGAAAGACTAGGGTCCTCGAATATTTTATTTGTAATATCCATTAATTTCTCTTCAAAATCTTTTTCATCTGAAGAGTTTTTAATATCATTAAGTGCTTTTACTATATTCTTTTGTCCTTCTGTAAGGTTATCTTCGCCTAATTGCTCAGTAATTGCTTTACTTAAATTTTCAGCAGTACCTTTCTTTAATTTGTCTCTGTTTTCTGGTGTAGTAGGAGGAGTGTCTGGAAAAGCAGATAATGTCTCAAGTTCACCGCCTTTAACAAGAACCTTTTCAACTTTTTCCATAAGCATATTATGTTTTGTTAAAGCCTTTCTTGCCATTTCTGCCTTCTTCTTGTCGCCTTTATATATTTCTAAAAGACGTTCATCTGTAATTTCAGGCTGTTTCTTGTATTCGATACCATCTATCTTTACACCGTCCTGAATTTTCTCAATCTTCATTTTATGTTTTTCAGAAAGTGTACCATTAGGCGATAAAGACTTACCTTTTATTTTTGAGACAGCTGGTTTTGATTCTTTCTTTGCTTCTCCTGCAGTAGTTTTTTTACCTGCTATTGTTACAGTAGTAGTATCTCTGATATCATGTTCACTACTATAAGTGTTAAATGCCTCTTTATCAATAAATTCAAGTTCCGTTACTAAATAAGATTCATTAGTATTAGGATATCTTATCATAGTATCTTTTACTCTAAAATCTTTATTTAAACCTGAATTAGAAACGAAACCAAATCGCTGATAGAACTTTTTCAATTTTTTCTTATTACTTCCAAATTCATCTGTAGGTGTAAGATAAGCTATTTTATTATTCTTATCACAATATTCTACAATTCTTTCCATTATTTCAGTAGCTATACCCTTATCTCTATCAGCAGGTCTAACTATAATCATATTGACATCTAAATAACCATCATCTGTTTCAGAAAGATGTATTTTATTTAATGCAACACCGTATCTTTCAATAAATTCACCCTGTAAAGGAGAAACTCTCATCCATTTCTCATTTACAAATGATATTAAATTTTTTAATTTATACATATTAAATTTTACCTGCAATTAGTTTGTAACCCCAAGATTTTAACTTTCCTTTAAGTTCATTTTTGTCTTTTGCATAGAAATCAAAGTTATCATTATAACCGTAATAGCCTTTTTTTCTTTTTACTATATGTGTTAAACCGTCTTCACCTTTAGGGTCATCATATGTTGCTATTTCATCTTCTTCAAATGTACCTTCATTTAAAGATTCACTTATATTATGGTCTTCAACTTCAATACCCATATCTTTAAAGTGCTGAAGAACATCATAAGCCTCATCTTCGTCTTTAAATATATAGTAATTCGAACCATCTGTTTTGTATTTTCTTCTATGCATATCATCCAGATGGTCAAGCGCTTTACGCGCATCCCTTACAGAAACTTCTATAAAATATTCCTTTTTCTCATTTAAAAATGATTCAAACGTTTTGATATATTTCATATTAATATTATTATTTTCATTTATAAGTTTACCTTCAGTTAGATGATAAAACTCTTCGAATAAAATATGTGTAAAATTTAAACTCAATGATTCATGTAAGTCGTCTGCTAAACCATTGATATCTTTTTTTACCTTTTTATTATATTTATTTAGAATCTTTTGTTGCTCATCTGAAGCTAATTTATAGATTAACTCGTTCGCGTTTAATTTTGCCTGAATCTTTTGAAGTTCTAAGAATTTTTGCATCTTTTCATCTTCACCTGCAAGTAATTCCATTTTAGCTTCTATTGCTTGCAACTGGTCTTCAAGTGTAGATTTCTTTAATTCGCTAGGACTAGTTTCGCGCGTTTGTTTGTAATTTCTTTTAGATCTCTTCTTTCTACCATAATCATAATCATAGTCATATTCATCTTCAAACTCGTCTGTTTCATATTCAAGTGAAATTTTAGCAATTTCTACCCTTATTTTAACAAGTTCTTCGACAAGCTTTCTAATTTGCCTTTTAATACCAGGATTAATAAATATTGACCTGAAAATACTTCTTAAATTCAAAAACTCATATACTGCAAAGCTTTCAGAATATTCTTTTTCAAGTAAACCATTAAAAAGAGAATTTATTTCAGATGCCCTTTTATTTATAGTTACAATATCATTATGTTCTTCAATTGAATATAATTTTTTCATTATAATTTCTCTTTCAGTTGTTTAATTCTCCAATCAATTTCTGCAGCACGCGCCTTAAGTCTTAAACTCTCAGACGTTAATTGTTGAATTTTAGATTTAAGCATATCACCTGAGTCGTCAAACTCTCTTGCCTTTGACATTGCATCTTTAGATTTAATATGTAGATTGTCTATTTTTTCACGTGTTCTTACGTTTTCAGGTCTAAAATCGTTTGCTTCATTTAGAGAATTGTCGTTAAATTCTTCGAATGTTTTTAAATCTTCCATTTTCTATTTTTATTTTTAAAATACTGGTCTACCGAATAATGATGACTTTGTACTTTTATCATTTATTTCTCTATAGTACCAACCTTTATCATTTAACCATTCTATTTCATTATAAAAAGTATTTACTTCTCTTCTTGTTTCTAAGTATGGTACATGAAATGAATATAGTAATTCTGCAGTTTTTCCTGAATTTTCTTGCCAGTAACCAGGCTTCTTAAGAGTCACTGAAAGTTTCTTTATAAGTGAATTCCTACCATTCTTTAAACCACTGTGACCTATGAGTATGACTTTTTTACCATAAGGTGATTTCTTTGTAATAATTACAGTGTCGTTTTCTTTGTCAATGCTTGGCTCCAATTGCTCCCATTCAAACTTAATTCCATCAAATATACCAGAAAGAGGTTCTTCGTCTATATAACCAGAAAGAGGACCGTAACTATTG